ATTCTAGCCCCTACATAACCTAAAAGAGCTCCCCTTTTCCTAGAAGGGAAAAACCCAATAGACCGGCGTAAGTTCCCGCTCTTATTGGTTATAGTGCTCTCTTTGTTTTTCTTTTTAACCGTTCTAGTAGTTACGCTGCTTTTCTTTGAGTCTTTTATAGAAGCCTTTACAGCAGTTACCATTGGCTTAGCTGCCTTCTTTATACCGGCCTTAAATTGCCTAGCTTTCTTACGGTCTATTTCTGCTAACCGCTCCAGCTTCATTAAAGCCTTTTCTAGTCCTTCTACCTCAAAGTAAATACCGTCCTTCATTAGTCCCTTAGTGTAGTGTCTAAGATCAAGTAACGCTCTCTACCTTCTAAGCTTACGCCCTCTATTTCGTAGGTATTGCCGTCCCAGCTTATTTTAGTGGTAGCGTCTACGTCGCTTCTATAACGAATAGTAAAGCGGACCTTATTAACGCTAGTAAGTCTAGAAGTTTCTTCTCCTTCCTTTACTGTGCGGTAGTCTACTTTAGCCCATACGTTACCTAGGTCGCTATACGTGCGTACGGCCTGGCCGAAGCTGTCCGTACTTACGCTAGCATTACGTAGCGTTATTCTTCTATCTAGTTTACCGGGATCAATCAAAGCGGAAAACTCTAAACGGGTTTAGTAAGTACTCGCTAGCTGTAGGTAGCGGTGTACGCTATCTACTCGCTTCTCGTACATTTCTCCAATAATCAAAAGCATAGCCATTTTTATATTAGCCGGTACGTCCGAAGCTTGAGTATAGCCGCAGGTATAACGAATAATAACAGCGTTTACCGTGTCCTTTGTAGCTTGCCAGCCTTGGTCGGGCATTATACGCCCCGGCTCGCTTACTAGGTCGGTATTGTAGTCGCTAGCTGTTACGGTCTGCTCTACTCCGCTGCCGTCTACATACTTAACACTAGCTACGCTTTGTACTGGTCCTCTACTTAAATAGATTATATTTTTGTCCCCTTGGAACGGATCTACTCCCGTTTTATACACCGGGAAGAAATCGTAGAACTCATCTATTACCGTAGTCAATAAGAACCGCCCTAAGTAGTGCTCCGCTATTTGTGTCGAAGCGTCAATAAGTACCCCTAGTAGAGTGTCCTCGTCGCTAGAGTCTACGCGTAAATAGTCCTTAACCTCTTGTACGGTTAAAGCTTTTAAAGTTGCTGGGGTTACTATACTGTAGCTCATTACTTAGCTTTGCGGGTTGTTCTTTTTGTGGTCTTTTTGCTTACTGCTCTCTCAGCTTTAGCCGCTTTCTTCTCCTCTACTACCGAGCAAAAGCCAGCGTTTAAATACTCTTGAGCTACCGCAGTAGGCAGTACTTCCACTTGCCCTTTACGGTAGTGGAAGTCTGCCCCTGCTATAGCTTGGTTAAAAATAACCTTCATTAACTGCCTATTAAGTTTTTTGCAATATGTGCTTAATAGCGCTAGACTGTAGGACGTTAGCGTCGATACGTCGGTAGCCGATGAATCCCGTTGAGAGGGAATCTGCGAACCTTTCCGAAAGTCTTAAAATCTGTACGCCGCCCGCTTCGTGGATGTAGTACTGCGAAAGGTCCCCAAAAATAATAGCTTTCTTAGTAGATCCTATAGATTCCATATCTTCGTTAATGTAGACCGGCTTACCGAAAAGCATATCCGGCTCTCCTACGGCCATAGACGGCACATAGGCGGGAAAATCGTTAGTTACACCAAACCCTAAAACACGAATAGCTTTAGCTGTGCTTGAGTTCATCATAAACCCAGCGCCAGGAGCGTTACGGTAAGAAGCGTCTACACTATAGAATAGGTCCATAACTTCCGGGATAGTAATAGCAGTAGCTGAAGCTGAAGTAAAAGCAGCACTAGATCCAGTTACTATACCTTGAGGCTTAGAAACTGCTGGAGGTCCTACAACGTCAGCGCCGTTCGTAAGGTCTGCGTTAATACCTCTCTTTAAGCGGTTAGCCAATTGGCCACCTACGAAGCTAGCCAAGTCAAAAGCGTTATCGCTCATCAATTGGTTAGAAACTTTTACCAAGCCCGAACCGTAAGTAAATGGCTCGAATTTAACATTAGTAAAAGTCATATCGCTAACAGTTGCAGCAGTACCTTCTCCTAAGATAGCAGCTACTACCGCTGTATCGTCGTTAGCAGGTAAGTTAAACGCTTGGCCGTTTTCCGTGCGGATAACTGTAGCTACTTGCTCAATGTCCGATTTAAATAACTCGGTAGCGCTTATAAAGTCGCTCCAGTTTTCCGGTACTAAGAAACCGCCTAAACCGTCATTAGTAGTAATTTGCGTACTAGTTCCTCGTAACTCTTGAATAGCGCGAGCCTCTGCTGCGTTCAATCCGTTAATACCCTTACGTAAGTAAGCGTTAAAAGCGTCGCGGGCTTCTACTTTAGCAGGTGCTGCATTGTCGCGTACCTCGTCAGCTTTAGCAGCTAGTTCTTTAGTTAAGTTCTCCAAGTTCTCTACGCGCTTTACATTGTCGCGTAGTTCTTCTTGTTCTGCATAAATCGCATCGAATTTTACAGTTTCCTCTTTGGTAAGCTCGCGTGCCTCTGCTTTAGCAGCCGCTACCATTCCTTTTAATTGCTCGTTAAGAGCGGCGCGCTTTTCGCGCATTTGTTTAGCATTCATCGTTAAAAGCTAGTTTAATTAAATTTTCGTAAATAGTGTAATTTACTTCCTTCTCCGTTTTCTCTCTCGCTTCCTCCGCTTCGCCTTCGCCGTTAGGCTCGGCGCTGCGTAGTCCGCTTGAGGATGACGCGTAAGCCGGATAAACTACGGCAGAAACGTCAAATAAAG